CAGGCATGAACAAGCTGATCAACTCTAAGCCTGAGCAGCATCAGGAAGAGAAACAAAAGAGCAGTGATGACCGCGACCCGGAAGAAATTCTGTGCGCTTTCACTGACGCAGCGATGAACTACAACACGCTGAAAGATCTGGATAAGGCATACAAATACGTTGCCAGCAAGCTCGCTAACGATGATGACCGCCTGGCTAAAGCCACTGACGTGTACAACATCCGCCGCGATGAGCTTAACGAAGTCCCTATGTAATCACCACCGTGGCGCCACGGCGCCACACCTGCAACCAAGAGAGGTATTTATGAAAGGTGCATTGGGTAAGAAAAGACTCCTTGAGGTGGTGCCACTGTCATGGAGCACGATCGAACGCCTGGAAGCTGCTGGCGAGTTTCCAAAGCGCTGGTACATCACTGACCGTCGTTGCGCATGGACACAGGAAGAAGTCGAGCAGTGGCTTGAAGAGCGCAAAAAAAATAGCCCGGATGTATTCCAGGGAAAAAAGCCACCGGTTGAACTGCGTAAGTACCGCCCTATGAAGGGTGAAGCAGTGGGTGCAGCAGCATGACGGCGCTGATAAAGCATATCGGCAGATGGTCAGATGTGTACCTGTATCTGGCCGTGGTCGCCTACCTGATGTGGATGGCGGCGGTAATCAGTTGAGAGGTCTGGATCAGATGAAAAAGACGAAACTTGAGCGCTATCACGAAGACTACGTGTCGCAGCGCCGTGTTGAAAGAGTGGTGGCGGTTACGCCGGAAGCAATGGAGATCGAAAGCCGGGCCATCGATCGCGAGCGCCGTGGTCATTACCGCATCGCGGCCCGCCTGTGGCTCCAGTGTCTGGATGCTGCGGTGGGTGAAGTGGAGCGCGCCCGCATCGCGGTGCGCCGCCAGCAATGCATCACCAAAGGTAACCGCACCCCGCACCTGGATTACAGCGGGATCGGATGCCGCGGGGTGGTGTATGACTAATCCGCACGACGGGATCACCGTGGGCAGTGTGACGCTGCCCTATTCCATCATTCGCCGTGGATGGGTAGCACCGAACGGCGACGTTATCAGAAACCCATTGAAGGCTCAGCGCCTGGCTGAGCTGATGAACAACAAGAAGGTGGCGGCATGAACAAAGCATCACCAGCAGATTTAAGAAAGTGCCTCGAGGCTGCAAATATGCTCGCCTCGTTCGGCATCCGATTTGTTCCAATGCCAGCAGCCACAGATGCGGAGTACGCAATGCTGTCCGCAATGTTTATGGATAAGCTGGAGTCTCTTGCTGTAGAAGCTGAGAATTCGGAAGGCGGTGAAGCATGACTGATTTCGCCGGAAGTAATACGCCAGCTGATCAGCGTGATTTATGGCGCACGCCACCAGCTATCTTCTCAGCGCTAGATGCCGAGTTCTGCTTCCAGTTGGATGCAGCCGCGGCGCCACATAACGCACTGTGCCGCAAGTTCATCACTGTCGAGCAGAACACCCTGGAAACGCCATGGGCTGATTACCTAAATGTTCCTGGCTACGTCTGGATGAATCCGCCGTACAGCGACATTATGCCGTTCGTAAAGAAGGCCGCAGTCGAAAGCGCTAATCAGATCGGCACTGTCATGCTGGTTCCGGCAGACACATCGGTTGGCTGGTTCAAAGAGGCAATCCAGACCGCCAGCGAGGTTCGATTCATCACCGCCGGGAGGCTGGCATTTATCAATCCGGTCACCGGAAAACCAGTATCAGGAAATAACAAAGGATCCTTACTGCTCATCTGGAAGCCATACCCGAGAACCCATTGCGAGTTTACAACGGTTGAACGCGATACTCTTATGGCATATGGCAACTCCCGCCTGGCAAGACTGGAGGCAGCTTAATCCTTTCCTTCCAACCACTTCTCAAATTTAGACGGGGAGAACGGCACCAGATCGGTGTGCTCCCCGTTAATCCAGGCATCAACCATATCCGCCCACTGCTGCAACATATAGGCACGCTGCCGGGCATACTCCGCTTTGTTATAAACCGCCCGGACTCCTTTCTGCTCGTGCGCCTGTGCCTTCTCTATCCAGTCTGATGGATAATCCGCTTCGTGCAGCAGCGTGCTGGCCGTCCGGCGCAGGTCATGCACAGTGAAATCATGTATTTTCTCGCCGTCTTTGTTTATTGCTTCCACGGTCCGGTCTATCAGCGAGTTCAGCGCGGCATTCGATAATGGCTTGCGGAAGTTGTAGCGCCCGGGCACCAGGTATTCACTGCCACCAGCGCACATTTGCAGGCCGACCAGCAGATCCTGCGCCTGCTTCGGCAGGTAAATCACATGCGCGCGCCTTGCCTTCATTCGGTCGGCGGGGATCGTCCATGTCCAGTTCCTGAAATCGATCTCTGCCCACGTCGCGTAGGTAAATTCGCTTTTTCGCACAAGCGTCAGCAGTACCAGCTTCAGCGCCATCTTCATGGTGCCCATCGCACCGACGTCATCCAGCGCACGGAAGAATAAGCCAATTTCCTCAGGCGACAGCGTGCGCTCGCGCGGCTTAAACATGGCGATGGATGATGGCTTAATGTCGGCTGCCGGATTAAACAGACCATGCCCGCGGTCGTTGGCGTACCGGTACACGCTGCTGATTATTTCCCTGACCTGAATCGCCGTTGCCCGTCCGCCACGCTCGACGATACGATCGCAAAGGTCGCGCACCATTCTGGTGGTTATCTCAGTCATCATCTTGTTGCCCAGCGCCGGGAGGATATCGCGCTCAATGACCGCCTGCTTCATGGCGCGGGTGCTGTCTGCCAGGGTGACATATTTCATGTAGGCGTCGGTATATACCGTGAATGTTTCGGCCCCGGCGATCTGCCTGATACCGTCACGTTTCGCCGCAGCTGGCGACTGGCCTGCCTTCAGCAACTTTTTGGCAGCAATGAGTTCCTCGCGCGCTTCCGCCAGGCTGATACCGTCACGGCCGTACTGGCCGATCACCAGCGTTTCCCGGCGGCCGTTGATGCGGTAGTCGTAGCGGAACGAGACAGAGCCTGACGTGAGCACGGCGACATACAGCCCGTCACGGTCGGAAACCTTATACAGTTTCTCCTGCGGCTTGAGATTTTTCAGTTTGGTATCGGTAAGCACAATTCACCCGTAATGCATCCATTTTTTTGTCGGTATGAGAGTATACCTTTCGGGTAATACCGTCACCTGTACCGTCGAAAAATGTGGTGTAGAGTGAATAGATATGAGTAGATATAAACAAAAACCCTCTGTGATTACAGAGGGTTAGAGGAGAGATTGAATAGATATGATGTGCTATGAACTAGCTATACATCATTCCCACTCAATCGTAGCCGGTGGCTTACCGCTGATGTCATACACCACGCGGGAAATACCGTTCACTTCGTTGATGATGCGGTTAGACACACGGCCCAGGAAGTCATACGGCAGGTGCGCCCAGTGCGCGGTCATGAAGTCGATGGTTTCCACCGCACGCAGGGAAACAACCCAGTCGTACTTACGGCCATCGCCCATAACGCCGACGGAGCGAACTGGTAGGAACACGGTGAACGCCTGACTCACTTTGTTATACAGGTCAGCTTTGTGCAACTCTTCGATGAAGATAGCATCCGCGCGACGCAGCAGGTCGCAGTACTCTTTCTTCACTTCGCCCAGCACACGCACGCCCAGACCCGGCCCCGGGAACGGGTGACGGTAGAGCATGTCGTACGGCAGACCCAGTTCCAGACCGATCTTACGCACTTCGTCTTTGAACAGCTCACGCAGCGGTTCAACCAGACCCATCTTCATCTCTTTCGGCAGGCCGCCCACGTTGTGGTGAGATTTGATGACGTGTGCTTTACCGGTTGCGGATGCCGCAGACTCGATCACGTCAGGGTAGATTGTGCCCTGTGCCAGCCACTTCACGTCTTCCAGCTTCAGCGCTTCTTCGTCGAACACTTCCACGAAGACGCGGCCGATGATCTTACGTTTGGCTTCCGGATCGTTGACACCGGCCAGCGCGTCCAGGAAGCGCTGTTCGCCTTCCACATGAACGATGTTCAGACCGAAGTGGTCACCAAACATGTCCATGACCTGCTGGGCTTCATTCAGACGCAGCAGACCGTTGTCCACGAATACGCAGGTCAGGTTTTTACCGATAGCGCGGTGCAGCAGCATCGCGGTTACGGAGGAGTCAACGCCACCGGACAGGCCGAGAATGACTTTGTCATCGCCAACCTGCTGACGGATGCGCTCAACGGCGTCGTCGATGATTTTAGCCGGGGTCCACAGCGCTTCACACTGGCAGATATCGCGCACGAAGCGCTCCAGCATGCGCATACCCTGACGGGTGTGGGTCACTTCCGGGTGGAACTGCACGCCGTAGAAGCGTTTCTCTTCGTTCGCCATAATCGCGAACGGGCAGCTTTCGGTGCTGGCAACGGTCACGAAGTCGGACGGGATAGCGGTCACTTTATCGCCGTGGCTCATCCACACGTCCAGCAGCGGTTTGCCGTCTGCGGTCAGGGAGTCTTCGATACCGCGCACCAGCGCGCTGTCGTTCACCACTTCAACCTGTGCATAGCCAAACTCACGCTCGTTAGAGCCTTCTACATGGCCGCCCAGCTGCATTGCCATGGTCTGCATACCGTAGCAGACGCCGAATACCGGCACACCCGCTTCGAACACGTACTGCGGTGCGCGCGGGCTGTTCTCTTCGGTGGTGCTTTCCGGGCCGCCGGACAGGATAATGCCGCTAGGATTGAATTCGCGAATCTGTGCTTCCGTGACATCCCACGCCCACAGTTCACAGTAAACGCCCAGTTCACGCACGCGACGCGCCACCAACTGAGTGTACTGAGAACCAAAGTCCAGGATGAGAATGCGATGTTTATGAATGTTTTCCGTCATTGACGCTAATTCCGAGGCAAGTGAAACAAAAACAGAGCGCCCGGCATGAGCCGGGCGCGGAAACTTATCAGGAGCCCAGACGGTAGTTCGGGGACTCTTTGGTGATCGTCACGTCGTGAACGTGGCTCTCCTGGATACCCGCACCGCTGATGCGTACGAATTCCGCTTTAGTACGCAGCAGGTCAATGGTACCACAGCCGGTCAGACCCATACAGGAGCGCAGGCCGCCCATCTGCTAGTGAATGATCTCTTTCAGACGGCCTTTATAGGCAACGCGCCCTTCGATACCTTCCGGCACCAGTTTGTCAGCGGCGTTATCGGTCTGGAAGTAACGGTCAGAAGAACCTTTGGAC